TATTTATGTCTCACCCTAAAATTATCTGTTATATCCCCCCCAATATATATACAAATCGGACATATTACCCCCTAAAATAAAATATATTTAGGAAACCTGTTCGGTTTCCCGATTTGAACAGGTTTTCTATATATGTAATAATAAATATTTATAGTATAGGAGCTTGCTCCGCTTGAACTACGCAAGCTCTTATATAATATAATATATATAATATATATATGGGGAAGCTATGCCCGTTTTATGACGGGCGTTATTTCTGTGATTTAACGGGGGACACTGATGGGTAGAAAGCCTGGCAAGGTAGATATACCGATGCATGAGGCTAAGGAGAAAGTTCTCCTGATGCTAGCCCAAGGTAGCACCATAGCCCAGGCAATGGGCTCAGTTAACCGCAATGAGGTAACCTTTAGGCAGTGGTCCATGAAGGATACTGACTTCAAAGACAGGGCCGACAAGGCCCGCCTCGAAGGCAAAGGTATTAAGGCTGACTTTAAGAATCTCAAGGATATTACCTTTGAGGACTTCTCTCAGCAGTTTTTAGACACCAGCCTCTTTGACCATCATAAGGACTGGATTGACTTGATTGAGGGGCGCGAGCCCCGCTATCTCCACCCTGCGATGACATATGAGCCAGGGGCCGCTAACCGAGTCCTGATTAACGTACCTCCTGAACATGCTAAGTCCACCGTGGTGACGATTAACTATGTCACCTACCGACTAGCTGTGGACCCGAATGTTAGAATAATTATCGTCTCTAAGACTCAGGGCATGGCCCGCAAGTTTCTCTCGGCGATTAAGACAAGACTCTCACACCCGAATTGGATAAAGCTCCAGACAGCCTTCGGTCCGCAGGGCGGATATAAGGCTGATAGCCAAACCTGGAGTGCTGATATGATTTACCTTGGCACTGGTAGGGACTCTGGCGAAAAAGACCCTACAGTACAAGCCCTTGGTTTTGGTAGTCAAATTTACGGTGCTCGTGCCGACTTGATTATCCTCGACGATGTTGTGATGAACTCAAATTCCCATGAATGGGAGAAGCAAATTGAATGGCTTCAGAAAGAAGTAATCACACGCTTAGGACGACACGGGAAACTACTTATCGTAGGGACCCGTGTTGCTCCAGTAGATTTATATAAAATGATTCGGGACGGTCAACAATGGACAGGTGGTAAATCTCCCTTTACCTACTTTGCCCAGCCAGCCGTACTGGAGTTTGATGAAAACCCGAAGAACTGGAAAACGCTTTGGCCATGGACGGATAGGGCTGAAGGCGATAAAGATGAAGCTAACGCCGAAGGACTTTACCCCAAGTGGGACGGTCCTTCACTTTTTACTCGGCGTAGTGAAGTGGCACCTTCCATCTGGGCGATGGTCTACCAGCAAGAGGATGTCACCGAAGATTCGATATTCTCACCCACAGCAATTGCAGGATGCGTTAATGGTATGCGAAAGCGTGGACCCCTCAAACCAGGAGTCCCAGGACATCCAAATAACCTAGAGTCTGCTTATACAGTTATAGGCCTAGACCCAGCGATGACTGGTAATACTGCTGCGGTAGCTATTACTTACAACCGTAGCGATAGTATGATTTATGTTTTAGATGCTGTCAATATGACAGAGCCTACCCCTGCGAAGATTCGTGCCCTTATCGAAGATTGGGTACAACGCTATAAGCCACAGGAATTACGAATTGAAATCAACGCACACCAGAAAGCATACGCACTCGATGATGAACTGCGTAACTGGCTTTCCATGTACGGATGCCAACTCAACTCTCACTTCACTGGTAAGAACAAGTGGGACACTTCTTTTGGTGTGGCTTCTATGGCGAGTTTATTTGGCAGTATTAGAGATGGACGATTTCAAGATAACAACTCGATAGAGCTACCTTCTAACGAAGGAAGCGAAGGCCTTAAGGCTTTAGTACAACAGTTGATTATTTGGAAGCCTGAGACTAGAAACCCTACAGACTGTGTAATGGCTCTCTGGTTTGCAGTCATTCGCGTCCGCGAGTTAATGCAACAACACTCACAGTCAGCAAGATGGATGCAAAACCGTTGGGCAACAAGGGCTCAAACGGAGAGAAGATTCTCAATCAACTTAGATGAAGTCGCTGCAGAGCAGTGGCAACAGACGTACGGATAGGAACTAAAATGGCCGAAAAAGATATAAGCAAAATGACAGATGCAGAATTGCGGGCGAATGCTGCTGCTATAAAAAAGAATCAAGAATTAATAAAACAAATAAATGCTAATCGTCGTAACTTCGGCGGCGCAGGCGGCGGCATATTCGGAATTAAGAATCGATAGGATACTATGGCACTAACAATCGAGCAGATTGCAGCACGAGTTGACTCGTTGCGCTTTCGTAATGCAGATAGGGACGCTCGTAATCAAGACGTCCTTGCCGTCCGCAAAGGTCAGATTGCCAGCGTATATCCTGACTTTTTTCCAGATGGGGTAGATGCAAATGTCGTTGCGAATTTTATTGACATTGTTGCTAGAGACTTATCTGAAGTCATGGCGCCTCTGCCTGCGGTCAACTGCTCCGCGGCGAATTCGGTTTCAGACAGGGCTCGCAGCTTTGCTGACAAGCGTACTCGTATTGCGAGCAATTACTTTGCCCATTCGGATATGGCTGTGCAGATGTACTCGGGAGCGGACTGGTATATAACCTACGGCTTCCTGCCATTTGTAATTGAATTAGATTCAGAAGCTAAGTTACCTCGTATTCGTTTAGAGAATCCAGTAGGTGCATATCCAGAGTTTGATAGATACGGACGATGCATAGCATTTGCTAAGCGTTACTCTATGACTCTTGGTGAGCTTGTTGCACAATTCCCTGAGTATGAGCGTGCGCTCCTTGGTGGACTTGGATACAAGCAAGAGTTAAACTCTCTTATCGAAATGGTTCGTTACTATGATAAAGACCAATCGGTAATCTATCTACCAGATAAAAACAATCTTGTATTATCTCAAGCTAAGAATCCTCTTGGCAAGATGATGATTGTTGTAGCCCGCAAACCATCTATTGATGGTGAACTGCGTGGACAGTTTGATGACATATTAGGTATTCAGTTGCTCCGCAACCGCTTTGCTCTTCTTGCTATGGAAGCAGCAGAGAAATCAGTACAAGCTCCTATCGTACTTCCACAAGATGTACAAGAGCTACAGCTTGGTGGCGATGCGGTTATCCGCACATCAAACCCAGCTGGTGTACGACGCGTAGAGCTTACACTTCCACAAGGCGCATTCACTGAGCAGACTCTGCTTAATCAAGAATTGCGTGTTGGAGCACGTTACCCTGAGGGACGTACAGGTAACATTAATGCATCGGTTGTCACGGGTCAGGGCGTACAGGCTCTCATGGGTGCATTCGATACTCAGGTCAAATCTGCACAGGCAATTTTCGCCAGCGCCCTCCGTGACGTCATTCAGGTTTGCTTCCAGGTTGATGAACTTATCTTCCCAGAAGAGAAGACAATTCGTGGTGTAGATGCTGGTGCTCCTTACGAGATTACTTATAATCCTAAGAAAGATATCAAGGGCGATTTCTCTGCTGATGTACGCTACGGTATGCTAGCTGGTTTGAACCCAGCACAAGGTTTGATATTCATGCTACAAGCACTTGGTGGTAAATTAATCTCCAAGGATATGGCAATGCGTGAACTACCATTTACGGTTAACGTAAGTCAAGAAGTTGAGAAGATTGAAATTGAAGATATGCGTACAGCTCTTCTTGCTTCGCTTCAAGCATACACCCAAGCAATCCCACAGATTGCTGCAACAGGTGGAGATGCAAGCCAGATAGTATCTAAGATTGCACAGGTAATTAAGGCTCGCCAAAAAGGACAAGCGATAGAGGATGCGATTGAAGAAATCTTCGCACCCGTCGAACAAGTTCCTCCTGCTGGTGCCCCGATGGTTGAGCAACCGTCCCCTGCTCCCGCTGGCGCTCCAGTAGGAGGCGCTCTTGCTGAAGAACAAACACCAGTTCCTACAGTAGAGCAAGGACGCCCAGATATTATGAGTCTTCTTTCAAGCCTTACAAATAGTGGAGAAGCTAACGCAAGTGTAAGAACTATTCGCCGACGATAATCTAGGAGGGGACAATGACAACGATTATTGGAGTCGAATACAAAGACAAGTCCGTTATTGTTGCTGACAGTCGCATTACAGATGATAGTGGGAAATCTTACTCACATCCACTGATGCGTAAGATATCAACACGCGGCGCGTTACTAATAGCAGGAGCGGGAGAAGTATCTCCCTGCGACATTGCCCAGAACATTTGGATTCCACCAGTATTTTCAGCGAAGGACAAGAAAGATGCCTATCGCTACATGATAGTCAAGGCTATGCCTTCTCTTCGTAAGTGTCTTACAGATAATGGTTACAACTTTGATGAAGCTCATGATAAGAATAAAGATGGATTAAGATTTCAATTTCTCATCGCAGTAGGTGGTGAGCTATTTGATGTTGACCAAGATTTGGCGGTAATGAAAAGTGAAGAAGGATTCTACGCAATTGGAAGCGGAGGCTCTTACGCTCTTGGAGCGCTTTACGCGGGTAGCGATGTCATCGGTGCAATGGAAGTGGCTGCACGAATTAGTGTATACACAGCCCCACCGTATCAAGTAGAAGAACAACTCAAATGAGTAAGTTTAGTCAAGCCATTGATAAGGCTATGAGAGTACTTGCTGAAGAGTTAGAAGATTCAGAAAGCCAGATATGTACTGGCTGGGTATTAGTAAGTGAGTGGAGTGACTACGAAGGCACACGCTACCTTATGACAGATGTAAGTGAAAACATGAATCCTTGGTTAGCCAAGGGTATGCTGCTATCAGCAGAAGAATATTCTTATGTTCCTGAGGAGGATACAAATGGCCGTTGAGAATCGTGGCGGTATGCGCCCTACAGCGCCTCAGAATAATCCATCTAATGTTAATGGACTTGGTGGAAATGGACAAAGTGGGATGAATACTGACTATTCAGGCTTTACATATGGACAGAACAAAGCAATTAATGAACAGCGTGCCGCTGCTCCTATCAGACCAAATGCTCCTACAGGACAAATGGGTATTGCTAGACAACTTGTACAAGAGCCTTTAATTCCATTAGATGCACCAACTCAACGCCCTGATGAACCAGTTACTTTTGGTGTAGATGCAGGCCCAGGCCCTGGTAGTGAAGTATTAAACCTACCACAAGGTGTTGGTATGGGACAAGATGTAGATAGCGGTATTCAAGCTATCCGTGCAATGTATATCCGTGACCCACGCAACCAGGATTTGCGTCGCATCCTAGAATTGGTAGACCAGCAGATAGGCAATATGTGAGTCAGCCAGCAGTAAAAAAGAATCCAGATGGTACCTGGACAATCACTGGCGTACAAGAGAACAGGCTTACGCAAAATCAAGCTGACTATCAACAGTTAGTTAAAGCCTCAGAGCTACTTACTGGTGAGGAAGGCGAGAAAGCTCGCCGTTTAATTACGCAAAACCCTACCCTTTCTGGTGGATTACTTGCTAGCTTAGCTTCATATGGCGCAGTTCCTAACAATAATCTTGTTAAGACACTTGCTGACATTGATGCACAGACTCGCGCCCAGCGAGAACTAGATTCTTTTGCTGAAGCACAGCGTATTTCTAATGAAAAGTTTAACAGTAAGTTCCGTGGTAAGCTATGGTCATTTGTAAAAGGTACTATACGCGGAGCTGCTATTGTAGGCGAAACCCCAGGAGAGGTAATCTCGGCCTCTGCTCGTACCTTAAAAGAAGATATTGATGCAGCAGTACGAGGAGATATTAATTTTTGGACTCGGCAACCTACTGACCCAAATAAAACCCGCGAAGATTTAGGACTATCTAGCGGCCCAGGTTCTATTTTAAATCAGTTAAAGCTTGCTCAGGTTGCTAAACAGCTTGTTGCTGAGAAAAAAATAGATTTAGGTGCAGGATTTTTTCCATCTGAAGAGTCGGGTGCAGGTTTTGCAGCGCGTAAAGCGCAGATGGATATAGCTGCAGTCAATGTTAAGGTAGGCGACAGGACTTATCAGCGTCCATTCTACATAGTTGACCCAGTAGTTAATGCTATTACCTTTGGTAATGCTGATACTAGCTATGGTAGCGTAATGGTTGCCGTAGGAAACTTAGCTTTTGCTATCAAGACTGACATTTTTATTGTATATAGTAGAATAAAAAGAGCAGCAAAGGAAGCCGAGCGCGTAGCTAGGACATCAACTGGTATAAAATCTGCTAAAGCTTTCCAGCAAAAAGCTATACTTGATGCAGAGATTGATGAACTTACAGCTAGAATAGCTCAATCGTCTAGAGAACTAGATAATTTAGTAGGAGTCGAAAGAGCTGCTAAGCAAGATGAGTTTGTTACTGCTTTAAATGAGAGAGTTCAAAAAGCAGACGAGTACGATAATATTGTTTATGACCCTGAAGCAGTAGCTGGATTCTTAAGTAGCTCTGCAGCAGCTCCTGCCATTGATGCTCTTTCTGAAATTACAGACTGGAAAGAAATCTGGCGTTTAGGTAAGTCAGCAGGTGGCCGTGGTGGCTTTAATGTTGAGCAAGCAAAGGCTATTGCTGCTGCATCTAACCGTGAAGAAGTATTAAGCGCTTTAGCTCCTTTTATTGCTAAAGGAACAGTCACTGCTGGTGTACTTGATAGAGGTACAGCGACTGGAAAAGCTGTTGGAGAGATGCTTAGCTCCAGGATTATTCCTGGTAAAGGAGCCCAGATTGTTGATTCAATCAAAGGTCTTGGTGCTCGTGGCTTTCGCAAGATGCCATTCTATAATAAAGTTGTAGAAGCTTACAATAAAGGTTTAACGGTTATACCTAGGGGTAAAGCTATCCATACCTCTGATAAAGATGCATTGATTGATGCAATTTATTCTTATGGCCGTATTACAAATGTATCTGCTGCTAAACTAGACGAATTAGCTGACATTGTAGCCCTTACAGACGATGCTTCTGAGGCAGGTTATACCGCTTCTGCTAAATTGTTTGATGAGATATTAGCTGCTAACCTAGATAAGTCTATAGACCCAGAGCTTCTTAAAGAATTAACTCGTGTATTTAAAAATGGTAATAGCGAGATGGGATTATATTGGGCATCTCGCCACGCAGCTGGAGCCAAAATAGATTACGTACGTTCTGGAAATAAAAGAGTAACTATTACTGGCCCACATTTAGACTCTGAGTATCTTAATTCAGTAGTATATTTACCTGACGCTCGTGAGTTATTAAATACAATTGCTTCGGTAAATAAAGTAACTAAGGCTTTGTCTCTTAATTATAAAGGAACAGCAGCACTCAAGCAGTCCTTAGATTATGCAACCAATACAGTTTGGAAGCGTATTGTACTTGTTCGCCCAGCATATATTTTGCGTAATATTGCTGAGGAACAGATTCGTGTTTTAGGCACAGGACATATATCGTTCTTTAATAACCCATTAATGGCTACGGCTATGTGGCTAGGCCGCGATGGTGGCGCCCCTTGGCGTGCTGTGTTGAATAAATTTGACCCATTTAAGAATACAGTTACAGACGAAAGTTTTAAGTTAGGTAAAGCTAAAGACGAGTTTGCAGCTGAAGTCATGGCGCATGACGCAAGTGAATCATATATTAAATTTATGACCTCT